ACGTTGAAGGCGGCAATGACGCTGCTGACGGGACGAGCTTCGCAAATCGCGTGAAGACACTGACGGTTGCGAGCAACCTGCTTGCGCCGGGCGACACGCTCAAGCTCATGGCAGCAAAGTCGCCGGTTAGCCTTGGTGTCAACGGCACCTTCGTGCGTGGTTCCACAAAGATCACACTCGCAAGCGCAGTGACACAGTTGCTGTTTGCTGGATCGGCGGCGGGAACAGTTTCAGCGAACGTGACATACACATCGACGACAACGCGAAAGAGCAGCACGGCGTTTGCACAGCTTGCGATCGCGTCAGGATTCACGACCGGCAAGGCGTGGTATTATGATTTCGGCGCCACCGATCTTTCTGGATATCAGCAGTTGTCGTTCTGGATTCAGATGACGTCGGGAACACTGGCTGCAAATCTGAGCTTTAAGATCTGCTCTGACGCCAGCGGTGACACGCCGGTTAATACGTTCACGATCCCAGCATGCGGAGCAACATCTCAATGGCACCGCGTGACGATCGACCTGACGTCAGCAATGACAGCGTCCGCAAGAACGCTGGCATTATATGTAGATTCTGATCAAGGCGCGCAGACAGTCATTATCGGCAACGTAAACGCCTGCAAGGCACCTGGAACGACTGGGGAGTTGCACCTCAAGAGCTTCATCGGCAAGGCAGATTCGCTCGGCGCTGGTGGAGACGACACAGAGACGTGGTACGCGATTCGCGCAATTGAAGGCACGACTGTTACGCTCGACCTACTCAACTCATCGAGCGCAGGATCTACGACGAATGGTAAATATTGGGGGACAAGCGAGACAATCACCGCTTACTCGATGGTTCCTTGCTGGGTGCCCGTGTCGAATGCGGCAACAGACAACTATTTCTTCGCAGCCGGAACATCTGGAAGCCGCAGGGAGGGTTGTGCCGGTTGCAATCGTTGCACTTCATTTCCCGGCGTCCCGCTTGGCCTGATCGCGCATAAGGCGCAAGGAGGCGAGGGTGGTCAGCTTGACGATGGGGTCAGCGGACTGTTCAGCCTGCGTCACGGCCCATTCCAGCGCGGTCAGGAGGTCGTTCGGGTGGTCGCTCATCCCAGCGTCGACTCACGCGCCACCATGACCGGCTGGCACGTCTGATAGTCCATCTTCGGCAGGTATCCGGTTTCTTCCAGTCGCAGGATCTGATCCCGCAGGACTTCAATGTCTTGGTTGTTGTGGAGAATGTCGCTCACTGGTCGTCACTCCTGCGGCCCTGTGCGGGCATGTGTTGAGGGTCGGGGTTGACCATGCTGCGGCGAACGTCTTCGTCCATGTTGGACATGACGGCCTGCACATGGGCAGGGTCGGCGCAGAAGGCGCAGCCGTAGCTGGCGGCGATGCGATGGAGGTCAGGCGACATTGGTGGCTGGCCCGAATACGTCAGGGCGGAGCATGGCTCGCGTCCATGCGCCAGCAGTGGCCGCTTCGATGACGGGGCAAACCTCTACGGGGAAGCGCTCGCGCCTCACCCAGCGGCTAACCTCTTGCGGGAACTTCCCAGCGATGCGGGCCAGTTCGGCCTGAGTCGGAGGGTTCAGGGTCTCTACAACGCGGAGGACGATATTCATGGTAGCATCTAAACCTATGGTTGACCGCTTGTCAACTGACAGTTGCGTTTGCCGACAGACGGTAAGCGATGACCGTTCGTCGGCGAACTGGAATATTTATCAACTCCCCGTTGACATGACAATCAACCTAGGGTTTACTACACCCATCGCCACGAACCAGCCAACGGGCTGATGGCGGAGACGGGGAGTAGAACGATGGGCAAGGTTGATGTGCTGGCGGATTTGAGGCAGGCGCGCGCTGCGTTGTCGCAGAACGCCACCTATCCGGCTGATGTGGCCCTCGCGCGAAACGCGATTGATCGCGCGTTGTCCGCCGCTGAGTCCGTGATTGCCGAACGGGATGCGCTGCTGGAAACGCTGCGCCGTTATCAAGACGGTCGCGTGTTCTCGAACCTGCACACCCGCCAAGTCGCGCGTGCAATTTCGCACGAAGCCTCCGCCCTCGCCGCGCTGGAGGGATCGAAGTGAGCGGCGTTGAGGATGGCGGCGGAGGCTACTACACGCACAACGTGGCGCGCCTGAGCTTCCGTGACCAAGCCGCGATTGCAGCGATGGCCGCAATGATCGGAACCGCTGCCGGCCCTTGTCTGCATGGGCTGGAGGGCTACGAGGAATACACCTCCGCCGCTGCTTTCAAGATCGCAGACGCGATGGTCAAAGCACGCGCAACAGGAGCCAAGTAATGGCCGCACTGCATGTCCATGTCGAAGTTTGGGCCGCGAATGGCGCGCTGATTCGCGCCTACACGATGAACCACGACGACCAGTTGCAGCGCCGCGTGCTGGGCGAGCAATGCCGCAACGCATTTGAAGGCGGGCAGCGGATCGTCACTTATCCGGAGCGCAAGTAATGGCCGCACCACTTCAGAAAATCGTCGCCGAATACGTCACCAAGCGCGACTACGGCATTCCCGGCGATGACGCCGAATCCGATGCGCTGGCTGCCATCGCAGACCGCGACGTTGCGAACTGGAACGTCGGCGAGGTTTACGGGGATTTGTACGGCGGTGGTGATACGGCTGGCGCGCTGGATCGGCTGATCCGTGGCCGCTCGCCGCACTTCGGCGATGCATCGGTGCTGCAAACCCTGCTGCGTCGGCTCCAGTCGCTTCACCGTGACGTTGAAAAGGAAATGCACGCATGAGCGCAAGCATGTACCTGAGCAGTCCCTTTGACCGGCTCGCTATCGAGGCGGACGGCGGGACGGTCTGGATTCGCAGCCGCAACGATCTCGGCTATGCGGACAACACCATCGCGCTGCGCATGACCAGCGCCGACCGTGACGCCTTGCGCATTGCGCTGGACGCAATCGACACCACCGAGGCGGATGAAGACCTGGCCGTCGAAGGAGAAGCCGCATGAGCCACGTCGAGGACTACGCCGCATACGTCGGCAGGGAAGCCCTGTGGCGCGGGCGCTGGGTAATGATCGAGGTTGCCGATGCGGACGGCGCGGACGTGACCGACCAGGACGGCGGGAACCACAGCGTCACGTGGCGCGAGATTGACGTTATCGGAGCGCGGCCATGACCAGTGAGCAGAAGGGCGTGGATGTGGATGTGCGTGGTCGCTTGCGCTGGAAGCAGCAGCCACGAGAAACCGGACTGCGATCAATCGGCGCGCGTCCGCGTGGCTGGGATTTGCATGACGGCGTAGACGAATACGCCACGGTCTATCCGAACGGAGGCGGTTGGCAGTCCAGGCAGAACGGCTGGTTCTGGGTCGCATTCGGCGAAGTCCCGCACAAGAACACCCACGACTCGCCGAAAGCCGAGGCGAGTGAGGCGAAAGCTGAGGCAATGGCCTACGTCAAAAAGCACCTTGCCGAGCGTGCGCCATGAAGCGCATCGACCGCAGCGCATACGGCGTGCTGATCGGATTCGGCGGCATGGGGTTGATCCTCGCCGTCGTCGCCCTCGCCCAGCTATTCGGCCAGTTCCGCCACGTCATGCCGCAGGTGCGCGAGTGGTTGCTGGTGAATGGCGATGCGGTGCGCGAGGTTTTGCTGCGGTGGGTGGCGTGATGCGCTCGCTCAACCAAAGCGATGCGCGGATGCTGGCCCTGCACATGGTCGCCAGCGCGAAGGCGCAGGAAACGCCTGAGTACCCGATTGATGGCTGCGCCGAGTCAGGCCGCATCGGTAGCAGTCCGCCTTACCCGCGCTACGAATGGAACGGAGACCAGCTCACAGTATCGGGCCACGCCTTCAGCGTTCGCGAGCTGCTGGACACGCTTGTCCGCGCAGTCGCGATGGCCAACGAACCGCCCCAGCGCGAACTCTTCGGGACGACCGCATGACCCCCTTTCCCCCTGCGGCGCCCTGTCAGGCCAGCAGGCACGCGCGATCCGGCTTGCGGACGGGTTGCGCGGTTTCTTTCTGATCGACTAACGAGGAATGACGATGGCTCGCAAAGCCCTGAGCAACAAGAACGCGCCGCGCAGCCTTCGGGTTGGCTCGCTGGCTTTCATCTGGCTGTTTGCAGACAGGTTCGACCCGACGCCGATGGCTTGGGGCTTCATCTATTCGGCGATGGCGATCATCGGCCTGATCTTGGTCATCGACTTCTTCACCGCCGACGACATCGAACTGTAACCCCTCCCCGCCGCCGCTGGCCCAAACGTACTGGACGCTCCAGCGGCGGTTTCTCTTACTGGCAAGGAAATGATGATGGATGTTCCCATTACCGCTGTCACCCGAGACTTCCCGGACGGATCTCTCGCGTTCGGCAATCCGACCATCGAGCCGCGCGCCTACACCGGCTTCGATGTCGGCCCGTTCTTCGTCCACTTCGCCACGTCGGACGATGCTCGGCAGACATGCCCCGGTGGGGCTGATCCTGACTGCTGGCACGTGACGCACCGCGCGAGCGGGTTCGCCGCGCAGAAGAATCTGGCAACGCACGCCCGCGCCATATGGCTGGCGAAGAAGTTGGCTGAGTTCGGAAGCTGGGACGGAAGCACGCGAGAGGAAGTCTTGGCCGCGCTGTCCGCCGACGCCCGCGCCGCAATCAGCGCCCTGCGTGCCGATGCACTGTCCGGCGACTGCCAAGGCGACATGGCATGACCACCCCATCCCTCCCCAACTACAGCGCAGGTGCGCGATGAGCAGCCTTGCTCGACTTTCCCTCGCTCGCGTCGACGGCAACCGCCAGGTGCCGCACGTGCCGAGCAATGACGAGCGCGTGCAGGCCTTCCGCCGCTACCAGCCCGTCCAGTTCGCCAATGCCGTGTTCGGCCTGAGTAAGGCCGAGCGTTACGCCCAAGAACAGTGCGCCGATGCGCGTGCTTTTGACCCAGACAACCAGGAGTTTTGACCGTGACCGACATCGACGCCCTTGCCGCCCAGCTGCAGGCCGAAAAGATCGAAGAAGCCCAAGCCACCGCCCGCCGGATCGCCACCGAGCAGCGCCTGATCGAACTGGTCGGCGCGAAGGAAGAAGGCGACCAGCGCACGATGGGGCGCGAGTGGAAGGTGATCACCACCGGCGTGATCAATCGCAAGTTCGACGAGGCCGCGCTGGCATCGCTGCGCGAGCAGGTGCCGGCCGCGCTGTTCGACCAGTGCGTGCGCTACAAGCCCGAACCGATCACGGCGGGGCTCACGTACCTGCGCAACAACGAGCCGGAGACCTATGCCGTCCTGGCCCAGGCGTTGACCGCGACGCCCGGCAAGACCGGCGTGCGGGTCGAGTTCGTCGGCGCGGAACGGAGGGCGGCGTGATGTTCTGGATCGGGCTTGTTACCGGAATCGTCCTGACCATCGTCGCAGCGGTCGCGCTGATCGTCCTTTCCATTTTTGCCGAGAACTGACATGTCCATCTCCCTCTCCAGCATCTCCCGCACCACCCGCAACGCCCTGCCGCCGCGTGTCGTGATCCACGGCGCGCAGAAGATCGGCAAGAGCACGTTCGCGGCCAATGCCTTCAAGCCGATCTTCCTTCCGCTGGAAGATGGCCTGTCGGGGCTCGAAGTCGACGCCTTCAATGGCGGCTCGCCGCTGCGCAGCTACGACGAGGTCGACCAGGCGTTGGTGTCGCTCTACAAGGAGCCGCACGAGTTCGGCACCGTCGTGGTCGATTCCACCGACTGGCTCGAGCCGCTGATCTGGGCGCACGTGTGCAAGAAGAACGGCTGGGCCAGCATCGAGCAGCCGGGTTACGGCAAGGGCTACATCGAAGCCAACGCCGTGTGGCGCGACTTCCTCGACAAGCTCAACACGCTGCGCATGGAGCGCCACATGGCCGTGATCCTGATCGCGCACTCGGCGGTGAAGCGCTTCGAAGCGCCGGACAGCGAGGGTTTCGACCGCATGGAACTCAAGATGCAGAAGGGTGCGCTGGGCCTGATCGTCGAATGGGCGGATGCGATCCTGTACGCGCAGGAAGAGACCGCGATCAAGAAGGAAACCAACGGCTTCAACAGCCGCACGCGCGGTATCTCGACCGGCCGCCGCATCGTCAACTGCAACGCGAAGGCCAGCTTCATCGCGGGCAATCGCTACAACCTGCCCGACGTGCTGCCGCTCGACTGGAACGCATTCGTCGACGCCATGGCGCCGGCAGTCGAGGCGCAGGCGGCTTGATCTACGGGGCGAGCTAGGTCGATCTGGTGATCGACGCCGGGCCTAACCCCGGCACAGGCAGGTTCGATTCCTGTAGCCGCCCCACCCCTCCCCGCTCCACCACACCAAAGGAACTGAAATGGGCAACCTGACCAACAAGTACGACCCGAACGCCGAAGCGCAGAAGGAACTCGGCAAGTGGCCGACCGGCGAATACCTGGTGCAGATCGTCGAATCCGACGTGAAGGCCAACAAGAACAACACCGGCGAGTACGCCGAGCTCGTGTACGAGGCGATGGACGGCGACAACAAGGGTCGCAAGCTCTGGGCGAACATCACGCTCACGCACACGAACGAGACCGCGCAGTCCATCGGCCAGCGGCAGATGGCGTCGCTGCGCGAAGCCACCGGCATCCTCAGCCCGAACGACACGACGGACTTCCACTACAAGCCGCACATCATCCGCGTCGAGTACTACCCGGTCGGCAGCACCTACGCCTACGGCAGCAAGAAGGGCCAGGCGCGCCAGTACGAGGAAAACGAGATCAAGGCCTGGAAGAAGGCCGATGGTGTCGTGGCCTCGGGAAACGCGCCGCCGTTTGCAGCTGCGGCGGGTGCGACGCCTGCATCCCCTTCTAGCCGCCCCACCTGGGCTGGCAACAAGGCCGCCTAAGCATCACGGGCGAGCTGCGCGTCTGGCCTTAGCGGGCCGTCCTCCTTCGCCGCGCCGGCGGTGTAGACGCAGCACCGGCACTTCCACACAAGGCGGCCCCGTGCTCCCCACGAGCGGCCGCCGCAACCCACAGAGAAAAGCATGGCCGCCCTGCCCGCCCCCAAGAGCCAGACCGTCGAAGCGATCTACACATGGTGGGCGGGCAAGCTCGGCCGCGTGTCGCGGCGCCTCGGCGCGTCGCAGATCGGCCGCGAGTGCGAGCGGCAGCTTTGGTACGGCTTCCGCTGGGCGACCATGGGCGAGGCCTTCGACGGCCGCATGTTGCGGCTGTTCAACCGCGGGCACCGCGAGGAAGCGGTGTTCGTCGAAGAGCTGCGCGGCATCGGCTGCGACGTTCGCGACGTGGATCCGAGCACCGGCGAGCAGTTCACATTTACGGCGGTCGGCGGGCACTTCGTCGCCAAGATCGACGGCGTGGCGCTGGGCGTGCCCGAGGCGCCCAAGACCTGGCACAACGTGTTTCAAGACCGCGAACGCCAAGACGAGCGCGGCGCTGGTCAAGTCCGGTGTGCAGGCGGCGAAGCCCGAGAACTGGGCGCAGTCGCAGATCGAAATGCGCCTGGCGCAGCTGGATCGCACCTTGTACCTGTCCGTCAACAAGGACACCGACGAACTCTACGCCGAGCGTATCCGAGCGGATACAGCGGCCGGCGCCGCGCTGGAAGCGAAAGCCGAGCGTGTCATCTACGCCGCCGAGCCGCCTTTGCGTATAAGCGAGGATGCCGCGTTCTTCAAGTGCAAGTTCTGCCCGGCTTCGGCGGTTTGCCACACCGCAGTTCTGCCCGCCGTCTCCTGCCGCACGTGCCTGCACGCGACGCCCGAGAAGGACGGCGACGGCCGCTGGTCCTGCGCGAAGTGGGGCGCGGACATTCCGCTGGACGCGCAGCGCGCGGGCTGCTCGGAGCACCTGTATATCCCGGCGCTGCTGGCGCGCTGGGGGCAGGCTGAGGACGCGAGCGAGGCCGAGGGCTGGGTTCAGTACAAGGCGGCCGACGGTCTGGTCTTTCGAAACGGGCCGTGGGGCTTGACCAGCTACACGAGCCGCGAGCTACAAGCCGCCTCGCCCGCGCTGATCCGGCACGAGGACTTCATGCGCATTCGCGGCGAGTACGCCGGGCGGATCACGGACGAGAAGGTGGCGGCGTGATCCTTCGCCCCTACCAATCCGACGCCCTCGCCGCCCTCTGGTCGTTCCTCCGCTACCGCGAAGGCAACCCCGCCCTGGTGCTGCCGACGGGCGCCGGCAAGTCGCCGCTGATGGCTGCGATTGCCGAGGCCGCGGTACGCGAGTGGAACGGCCGCGTCGGCGTGATCGCGCACGTGCAGGAACTCGTCTCTCAAAATAGCGAGAAGTTCCGCACGTACGCCCCGCACCTGCCGATGGGCATCTACTCGGCCGGGCTCGGGCGCCGCGACCGCTTCGATCCCGTGCTGTTCCTGCAGATCCAATCGGTCGCCACACGTGCCTCGGTGTTCGGGCCATTCGACCTGCTGCTGATCGATGAAGCGCACCGGATCCCGCTGGACGGCGAGGGCCGCTACCTGCAATTCATCGCAGACTGTCGCCGGCTCAACCCCGCTCTGCGCGTCGTCGGCCTAACCGCCACGCCGTACCGGCTCAAGGGCCAGGCCGTGCCGGTGTGCGGCCCGGGCAACGTGTTGACCGAGATCGCGTACGAGGCGCGGATCCCCGACCTGATCGCGGGCGGCTACCTGAGCCCGCTTCGCAGTCGGCAGGGTGAGCGGCCTGACCTGTCGAAGGTGGCGATCAAGCGAGGCGAGTTCGACGAGACGCAGCTGGCCGCCGCGATGGATGATGCGGGCCTGGTCGAGCGCACGGTCGACGACCTGTGCAAGCGTGCCGCCGATCGCCGCGCGTGGATCGTGTTCTGCGTCAACGTGGCCCACGCCGAACACGTGCGCGACGCGCTCACCGCGCGAGGCATCGCCGCGGGACTCGTGCACGGCGCCACCGCCAAGGCCGAGCGCGCGCGCCTCTTGGCCGATTTCCAGGCGGGCACCCTGCGCGCGATGGTCAACGTCAACGTGCTGTCGGAAGGCTTCGACGCGCCGCACATCGACTGCGTTGCGATGCTGCGCCCGACGAAGTCGCCTGGCTTGATGTATCAGCAGATTGGCCGCGGCTTTCGCATGCATCCGGACAAGGTCGATTGCCTCGTGCTCGACTACGCCGGCAACATCTTGGAGCACGGCCCCGTCGACTCAATAAAAGTGCGTGGCGCACGGCCAGGCAAGGCGGCCGCGGTCGTCACGGCCCGCGCTAAGGAGTGCCCGTCTTGCTCAGCGCTGCTCGCGTTCGGCGTGCGCGTCTGCCCAGAGTGCGGGCACCAGTTTGGCAGCGCAGACCCCGCCCACCTCGACCGCCCGATCGATGCGCCGGTGTTGAGCACGGATCGCGAGCGTCTTGTGACCACGCACGCCGTGCAGTCGGTCAAGTACGAGCGGCACGCGAAGCCGGGCAAGGTGCCATCGCTGCGCGTGACGTATCAATGCGGCCTGCGCCGGTTCAGCGAGTGGGTCTGCCTGGAGCACAGCGGCATGGCACACGCGAAGGCGCTGCGGTGGTGGGCAGACCGGTGGAGCTTGGCATTCAACGGCCAGCCCATCATCCCCCGCACCGTCGAAGAAGCGCTCCCGCTCGCGTGGGGCTTGCCCTGCCCGAAGCGAATCACGGTCGATGAAACCGACAAGTACCCGTCGATCACGGGCCACGAGTTCGAAGAAGTGGCGGGCGTGGTGGCGACGCCAGCCGAACTGAAAGACCCGAGCAATTTGAAGCGCGCGCCGTCGTGGTTGCGCGCCGCCCTGGAAAAAGCCGCCTAACCAACTGAAGCCCGAGGGGATGAGATGGACAACGTAATTCGCTACACGGTGAAAATCACTGCCACGGTGGAGCGAGTCGAAAAGGCTGGTAAGCGCTGGGAACGGATGACCGCCGCCGATGATTCTGACTACGCCTATACGCCCGAGTACGAGACGACGGTGCAGCGGAACGTCGATATCTACGAGCAGTCGATGGGATCGCTCGACGTGCTGGCCGTCATCATGGCTGCGAATGGTGCGACGCCATGAGCACCCTGCCCGAAAGGCTGCAAGACGTGATCGTGAGTTTTCGGCGGCTGGCGAAAGACCACGAGATCAAGGCAGACAGGCCGCACCAAGACGACTCCACGCGCCAGTGGCACATGGGCACGGCTGAGGCATACGACGACGCAGCCGACCGCCTAGAAGCCGCCCAATCCCTGCAAGCGCCGGAGGGTTGGGTGCTGGTGCCGAAGTGGCTGTTGGAGCAAGCGTACGGCATGGCACGCGAGGGCTGCGAAGCGCCGATGGCCGCGTATCGCTGGTGCGAGCGGATCGACTCCATTTTCCACGGCGCTGAGTCGGAATACGAATACGCCGACTTCGCGCAACCGCTACCTCCGACATTTCCTTCCCAGTCGGCAGCGCTGCAAGCGGGAGAGACGTGATGCGGATCAATTCGTCGCTTGAATCGCTGGCCGCAGAGATACGCGGCAGCAGCCTTCCGACTGACGAGCTTCTTGACGAGTGGGCAGGCTTGATTGATCGCTATGCGAAAGAGCGGGCCGAACTGCTGGCCGGCACTAAGAAGTCCATCGGCTGCAAATACGACTGCGGCGGTGTAAGCCTGACCCCGCCTCAGATTGCAAAGCGCACAGGCATCACCTTGCAAGCCGTACACCAGCGGATCGCGGCAGGCGTGCGCGGCAAGGAACTTCTAGCGCCACGCTATGCGTACTCAAAGAAGCGAACAACCAAGGAGCCAACCAAGTGACCCCCTCAACCACGAACACCGCCGCCCTCCAGGCAGGCCCCCCGACATGACCGGCGCGAAGATCAAAGCCGACGAACTGAGCGCCGAGTTGCGTGAACTGCTTTACGCCAGCATCGAGTTTCGACATGCAAAGGCGTTTGCACGGACGTGGCTTGATGCATCCGACGATGACGATGTGATGCCGAGGCATGTGGCCGATCCCGTCGCACGGGCAAGCAACCGCCTGATCGACGCATCGTGGCAGGCGGAACGGATTTACGGCCCCGATGCAATCAAGGCAGGCACCCCGTGACCGCCGCACTTGCGGGTAGAGAGGCGGGCGAAGCGGGGTTGGGTTGAACGGTTGAGGTAAGCCGGACCGCACGAAGAAACACAGAGCGCCGAGACGATGGAGCGGTTTCGGCGGGCCCGCAGTGGTTGAACCGCGAACACAGGGAACCAACGATTCAGGCAAAGGGA